CGGTATTCTTCGTTGGCAAACGGATAGCAACTGTCCTTGTCCTCCTTGGAGATAAGATTCAAAAATGCCTTCACATCTTTTTCATGGATGAAAGTTCCGTTATCATTTACCCGGAAAAACTCGCGGAAGTTGAAAGCCACGTCTTCATCTACAAATTCATGGAGCAACCGTCCGAGGTCGTATGTATAGATGTTCATCGTAGGTAGAGAGGCGTATGGATTCGGATCACCGAAATGGGTCAAATCCCATGAAGCCTTTGCCCGTTGCTCCATCACATAATCCCAGGTGTAAATTTCATCTTCTTTGAAGTCATCCAACAGATTGAACGGTGTGCCGGAAAGTCGCAGTATCTTGGTATTTGCTTTTGTCAGTTCCTGCATGACAGCCTTGCCGAGTTCCGTCTGTGTCCCTTCGTGTGCTTCGTCCACGATGATGCAATCCCAAGCGGTGGCAAACACTTCATTGTTCTTGTCAAAATTGCCGCCCACAAGTTCAGAACCGCGCAAATCCTGCATGGAAGCGAAATACACATATTGGCATTTGCCTTGCTTTGCTCTCGCTTCAAGCGATATATGACTGTCACCGTTGTTCTTTGAGCCGTATGCAAAACCGGGACTGTCATAGAATATTTTGCCGAAATCCTCGAACCAGCCGCTATTCACTACAGGGCGATGAGTAAGAATCAGAGTACGGCTGGAATCCATGTCTTTCACCACCTGCAAGGCCGACAATGTCTTACCGAAACGCATTTTGGCGTTCCAAAGCATCTGGTTACTTTTCTTGAATTGCTTCTTGGTTTTTTCAATTGCCTCCCGTTGTTCGGGACGGAATACAATAGGAGTTTGGTCGTGTGAGACCTCGGCCGAAGACAGCGATTCCCGTCCTTCCTTTACGGCCGTTATTGCCCGCTTGACGGTTTCAAGGTCGGTGATGAACCACTCGTTGGCTTTGTTTTCGGTATCGAATAGCTTTTTCCTGATGCCGGAACGTTCCAAAACACAATGCACTTCCTTGTCGTTGAAAGAACACAAGCCCTTTCTGCTGTTGTATATCGTAAGTTCCGTATATAAGAGGTCGTATGCGATACCTGCCGTTTGTGTATATTGGTTGATGCGTTTCTTCGCGGACTCGTTGAGAGCCTTGTTGTTCGGAGCAAGACCGAAGACATTGTCATTGTCACAAGTGGCCTCGCCCACTTTCAGACATCCCCTATGTGCGGCATCATTGATGCGGAACACATATATCAGTTTTAATTTTAGTGAAGATGTGAATTTCATGCTGCACTATTTTATGAGGTCGATAAATCGGATTCGTTTTCCCATTTTTCCCGTTTTAGGGTCTTTGACCCGCCAGTCCTTGATTTGGCAATAGATGCCGTTGTGCCTGCGGATGTCATCTTTCTGACAGCCTTCGCATTGACTGACTTCTTCCCTTGTCCCGAACAAGTCGGCTACAACTGTACGGCGTTCACCGCAACTATTCGGAATGACACCTTTAAGCCCGTCCATCTGCCAGACATTCCATGAAATGATGTAGGCGATATAATTGATAGATTTCAGCAAGGGTCGCTTGCCGAATTTTTGTTGATAATATTCAATAAAGGAGATGAGCATTGATTCACGGGCAATCAGCAGGTTGTCGCCTTGCCATTCGTAAGCGTAAATGCTCTTATACGCTTCCTGCACCCATTCCAGCCATTCGCCGGAAGTTTTTGTGTTTTCACCAACTACACGCAACTTGCGGTCAAGCAGTCCGATACGTTCCCCTATTGGAATAGCCTCTCCCGTAGTGGTATCATAGCGACTGACTATATACGGGGCTTCCCCACAGGTTATCTCCAGCCGGGTGTCACGGACATAATCTTTCCAAGTCTTACCTTCCGGAAATTGAATTTTCCCTGTTTTGGGGTTCCACCGATGACAGCCCTGTCCGTCGGTGTATTCCATATTAAATACATCCTTTCTTCCAAACCATGCTTCGTCAATCAAGTTGTTCTGCGCATTGCATATCCATGACGGAGTAAACACCTCAGCCATTTCTCGCGAACGCATGGTTTGGGTGTCACGACTTTTAAGGATACGCGGCATGATGACATGCCCGTTATCTCCGGTAACAAGACAGGGAAGAATTGGCGAATCATATTGATACCCCTCGCCCAGATATTCATAATCGGAAGTAGCCCAAAAGATATTGCGCTGAATATCCTCCTTGCTCGTTGTATGGTCTTTGAGCAGGATATTCAACAGTTCGGGCGAAAGCCGAAAGATACTATCTTCCAATATATCAACTTCAACAGGCATTTTATATAGGGTTTATGAGTATCTCTCCGTAAGAGACACGTTGAAGCTGATAGTCAATAGTTTGGAAAGCAGTTTATAAAACAAAAAGGCTGTTTATCGATGATATAGAGTATTTTATCATCTGATAAACAGCCTAAATCTCATAAAAATGTGTACCTTTGCGTTATAGATAGTGTCTCTTACGGAGAGAGGATTGGTTTTGCCAAACAATCTCCTGCTTTATAACAAGTCCCTTAATATTTGCGTGTTCGCCCTATCCACGACAGAATTATCCAACGATGCTAAATATATTTGTGTTGTCATTTCCGAATCATGCCCCATCCCTTCACTGATAACCGAAATGGGGATATTCTTACTCTTGGCTATGCTTGCCCATGAATGGCGCGCAACATATAGTGTTAAAGGGATGGAGATATCCGCTAACTTTGCGACCTCTTTCAGATTCTTATTCGTGCGATAAAGTGCGTTTTTGTATTGGCTACGATTGTCGTATGGATGCTTTAGTATCTGGAGCAAATAAGGACTACCATAATCGGTTTTGTGTTTGTCTGCAATCTCCTGCATACACTTTTCCCATTTTACGAGCAACTGTTGCCCGGTCTTGCGTCTGCGATAGGATAAGATGCCGTTCTGCTGGTCTTTCTTCTTCAAGTGTGCCATATCTATGAACGACATTCCACGGGTATAGAAAGAGAAAAGAAACATATCCCTTGCAAAGTCCAAAGCGGGCTGTAATGACAAATCAAGATTCTTAATCTTCTTGATTGCCTTTAACGAGATTGCCCGTTTAACCGTCTTATCAATACCTGTATAGACGTGCTTGAACGGGTTGCGATTGCTTGTCAATTCCTTTTCCACGGCACGGTTATATACAGCCCGCAATATCCGCATATAGAAGGAGCTGCTGTTCTTGCTTAAACCTCTATTGCGTAACCATGCCTCGTACATCAGCATCAAATCTGAATCAATCTCATCCAATAATATATCCTTATTTTCACGGAATTGCATGAAACTTCTGAGCGTAGCATGATATGTTTCGGACGTGCGATGCTTACCCATCTGCCTGAGTTGTGCGGTGATGCCATTCATGAAATTGAACAGTGTTTGCTCGTTGGCAGCCTTTTGAAAGACTGAGATAATCTCATCGGCGGTATAGCTTATCTGTTTATTTTCCCAATGGCTGATAATATTTCCCAATCGTTTTATATCCCAATTTATACGTTCCTTGATAGATTGAAGGTGCCCGTTTCGCCCATTATTGGCGAGAATTAAGGTTGCCCGTCCTTCATCCCACTCATCCGCATAAATGCGGTAATCCGTCTTTAGCTGACGGATTACACGCTTATGGATGATTTGATAATAGATTGTACCTTCCTTGCCTATGGTCGAAGAAGGTCTGAACTTCACTTTTATCGAAACCATATAATCAACCTTGTTTTGATTGTTCCCACTTGGCATACATCTCCCTCGAAAGTGCCACTATCTCCCGGCTCAGCTTCACAAGGTCGATGGTATGCTTCTCCAGTTTGTAGAGCAATGCCATCGCCTTCTTCTCCGAAAAATGGCAGCGCAGTTCCTTCACAACTTGGTTGTAATTGGTGCCGATGGCTCGGAATTGTGCGTGAAAGTCGGATAGTCTGGTGCAGTATTCCAACATCACCTTGTCCACTTTCAGCACCTTGAACTTCTGCCCGAAGAAGTGCGCCTTCAGAAAGACGGCTTTTGCATACACCTGTGATTCCTCGTACATCGTGAGGAACTTGTTCCATTCCACATCGTCGAAACGCACCATCACGCAGTGCGTCTTCGGGTCTGACACGGGATTTCTCCCGTACTTGCTCTTCTTTTTCATACTTCTTATTCTTTTAATTTAATAGTTTATCCATTGTCTAATCTCCGATTAAAGAACCCTGAAATTATCCGACTGCGGAGGATAATTCTGCCCACGGCGGTGCTGGTATTTTCAGTTACTTAGAATTATTCGGGTAACTGAAAATATATCTTGCTGTGTCTTTGAGGACACAAAAATCCTCCGCCTGTCGGATTGATTTCCGAGTGTAATAACTCACTTTGTGTATCGGTCGAACCGATGGAGTGCATCCAACGGCTCAACCTGTTCCACCGTAATCCCGTCAGAGTTTGCGCCATTGCTCGATGTCATTCCGGTAGGCATCGAGGTGCAGGCGGACAAGGTTCTCTATAAGTCCGGATGCGCTCATGCCCTTCCCTCCGAGGTAGCGGACAACCCTGTCCAGCTCGTCACGCACCGTCTCACTGACGAACACGGGCTTGCGGTTGATAATTTTGGGAACTTTGAGATAAGTGGTGCGGTACTCATCCAAAGACAGCCTGCGCTGTTTGCTGCTGATGCGCTTCTGCGGTATTGCCGCTTCCCCAGTCGCCACTTCTAACGGTTCATCTACCATAGGTATTTCTGCTTCTTCCGTGACGGTCTTGCCGGACTGTTCAGGCTCCTCCGGTTCCAGACCGATACTCCAGTAGAAGTCGTCTATCGACTTGGAGGTGTAGGGTTCCCTGCGCCCCATTTTTTCCACGATTTCACGAGCTTGACGCTCTGTAATGTTTGGTTCTTTTTTCATTGTAAAAACAAATTGATTAAGTTATTGAATGTGGTCTTGGTCTATACCTCGACCGATTATCGGGAGCGAAGTAAGGTGCTTTAATGCAGTCAGTCAAGCACTTGGATTTTCTTAGGCATTTTTGTACGGTTTTGCTTTATGGAGACTGACAAATCGGTGCGGACTTCACCGATTTGCCGGATATGAATAGCTGAAAGGACAAAGGTACGATTGGGGGCTATTTTAAATTAAGCCCTTATTTTGGCTGTGGCTTCTTTATAAAACATGGGAATTAAAGGCTGAACGGAAATCGTATTCCACCGGCTTGCTCACAGATAACCGGCAAGCAGTACCCCGGACAATGACTACCGTATCGGCGCAACACGCTGCCACTTTTTGAAAATCCATTGCATGACAGCGGATAATGTATTTCTTTGTGGCAAAAGAAACAGTAACAATTAAAAGAAAGGCAATATGGAAATTGTATCAATCGAAAGAAAGACCTTTGAGGCAATGGTCGCCAAGTTCGACCGTTTCGTCAGCCGTATGGATGCCATCTGCCATCGGCACGGGGAAAAGAAAATGAGCGAATGGATGGATAATCAGGACGTGTGCCGTATACTCAACATCAGCCCTCGCACGTTACAGACGCTTCGGGATAACGGCACGCTGGCTTATTCACAGATAAACCACAAGACGTATTACCGTCCCGAAGACGTGGAGCTCATTGTCTCCGTTGTGGAGGATAGAAGAAAGGAAGCGAAGTTCAAAGGAAAGACTATATGAATTAAATATAATGACAATACCCACTAAATCCAGAGTAATATGAATGAGTTGATTAACAAGGACAACAAGTGGATAATCCACTTTATGGGCAGTCTTGACCGACTGCTTGATAATGTAGAGCACCTGACCGCCAACTACCGCCCGACATTGGGCGGTGAGCGTTTCTTCACTGACAAGGAGGTGTCGGCACGGCTGAAGGTGAGCCGCCGGACACTTCAGGAATACCGCAATGAAGGGCGTATCGCCTATATCCAGTTGGGCGGTAAAATCCTCTACCGTGAATCCGACATTGAAAAGATGCTGAATGACGGCTACCGCTCCGCCTACCGACAGAGGATAACTTGATTTTTCTTGAAGGAGCGCAGTTTGCCGTATGCCCTGTATTGCGGCAGCAATAGACTTCCGACAAAAAGAAAAAAGGAACGGCTTACGGATGAAGTGTCAATACTGCGCTTCGTCTGTAAGCCGTTCTTTTCTGCTCTTATAATTACCCATCAGTTGCTTATTTTTCGTTGTCGGATGCCTTTCAAACGTGTGGCAACGGAAACAAGTGGCTGACGGGATGAACCTCAACTATACCATCGGTTATTACTCCTGCCACAGGAAACAAACAACGTAACAGGTGTTTCTCTTTTGGTGGTGCTGATTTCATTTATTATAAACCGTCTGAACAAAGCACTTTCTTTACTGCATATCCTGAATGCAATGGCTATAATTATTTCAAGGTTGTAAATGTCATAACTGATACCATCCGGTTGCCTGATATATCGCATCGTATCGGCTTCATTCAGTTCATTGTTCTTATAGATTGCCCGTATCGTCTTGCGGACATTGCACGAGAACACCCCGAGCAGGTCGGCAATCTCAAATTGCATCATCCATACGGGTGTGGTCGGCATAGTGACTGCACCCATTTCACTGATTGTTATTATACCTCTACTCATAATCCCTTTATTTTATGATGATTATTTACTGTTTCTTATTTTCGCCAGCCGAAATGTTTTTTCTCCGTTCCATCAGTTTGTCCATATCTTTGGAAATTTTATCATCGGTTATCCGTGCATATCCCTGTGTCGTCCTAATATTGGAGTGTCCCATCATCTTGGCGATACTCTCAATCGGTATGTCCGCCGAAATCAAAAATGTTCCGAAACTGTGCCGACTTTGGTGATAGGTCAAGTTTTCCTCTTTCCCTATGGTTATTCCCAATTCGTGAACCTCAAACCATAGGGCATCACGGTTGGGAAGAGGAAACACGGGCTTCTCGTCATCAGCCGTGTTGTACAGCGACAATATCCGCTCCGCTATGGAATGTAAGGGTATGAACGCCTCCACCTTTGTCTTTTTTCGATTGATGCGGATGTACCGTCTGCCATCAGCGTTTGTTCCGATATGGTGGGGATGAAGAAGTTTAATGTCCACATACGCCAGTCCCGTCAGGGTGGAAAATATGAAAGCCCGTCTTGCCAGTTCCATACGCTTGTCATACATCGGTGTGGAAAGTATCTTCTTGAACTCCTCACGGCTGATGTACCTGTGCCTTGCTTCCGGCTTTGTCTCATACTCCAAGTCCTCACAGGGATTTACACGGAGAATCTCCTTATCTACGGCAAGATACAACAGGCGGTTCAGCCAACGCAGGCAATGGTTGGTCTGGGAAACCCCGAAGTTCTTGCATTTCTTCAAGTGGGCTTTATAGGACTTACCGAAATCCTCCGTCACTTCTTCAAGGGGAATGTCCTTTTTACCGATGGACGTAAGAAAATCCGTCAGGTACTTCTGATAATACATTGAACTTCGATAGGAAGAAGTCGAGTCTATTTCTTCGGAATGCTTCTTCAACCGCTCACGTTCCCATTCACCCATCTGTAGAAGAGTGGCCGGATGGATGTTGTTCAAGGATATGTGGTTCTTCAAAATCTCGGCACTGACCACACCTTGCGATTTCAGTATCTCATTGTAGGCTTCCTCTGTCAGGCGTAAATATTCTCGTAAGCGGTTATTTTCCCTTACGGATTTAATCTCGTTTTTCTTGCTGTTCCATTCTTCCGGTCGGCAATAAATCCCCGTACTGATGGCAGTCTGTTTGCCGTCAATGGTTATGCGGCAGAGTATGGCGGTCGTACCGTCAGCCTTTACTTTGCTGCGGTTAATGTAGGGTAAAAGTGAAAATGTGCTTCGCATATAGTTTTCTGTATTAAAGGATTAAAGAACTAATTGAAAATCTTTGGTGGCTTCTATGAACTTGTCCATATCCTCGAAAAGTTTCTTCGGGCTGACACGGGCATAGACCTGTGTTGTGGAAATGTCGGAATGTCCCAGCATCCTGCTGATGGTTTCTATTGGCACACCTGCTTCAAGCGTAATCAGCGAGGCGAAGCTGTGCCTCGCCTGATGATAGCACAAATCATCCTTGATGCCTGCCAGTGCCGCCAACGCTTTCATGTGTCGTCTGAGATTTGACCAATGCAGCAAAGGGAACAGGGTGTCCCTATCCTCACTATGATATTTTTCAATCAGCGCAATCGCTTCCGGTAACAGTTTCACACTGGCACGAAGTTCGTTTTTCTTTCTTCGATACTTCAACCACAAAGCACCGTCCTCATCCGTATATAGGTTCTCGTGGGTAATCGAGACAACATCCGCATAACAGACCCCGGTGTAGCACCCGAAGAGAAACATATCCCTTGCCAGTATATGGGATTTGCGGTAAGCGGGTATTTCCACATCACGGATTTTCTCAAACGATTCACGACTCAATGCCCGTGGTGTCGTTTCTGTCTTCTTTGGTAAGGTAAAATGCTGGAAGTGAATTCTGTCGGCATATCCATCCTTATACGCCAGACGGCATATCTTCTTCAAGATGGCAAGATGATGGCGGACGGTATCAATCGCATAACCCTTATTACCGGTGGCAAATGCCTGATAGTCGTAGATGAACTGCTCTGTCAGTTGTCCAAATGCCAAATCTTTCACCTTGTACTTGGTCTCGATGAACTCCCCGATTGTCAGGCGCATATAGTGATAACCGGGATAAGTCCCTTTTGCCCTGTCTATGCCGATACGGGCTTTGAGGTCATCGCAGACAACATCCGTCATTCGCATGAGCGTCATTTGCGTTTCCATGCTGCCCTGAAAAAGGTTTTTCACATCGGTAGCATCAAAATCAACCTTGCGATTCACAAGGTTGTCAAAGGCATTGTTTACCGCTAACAGTAACTTTTCAATCTTGGCATTGATCTCAACCGCTTCCTTGCTTTTGCCGTTCAGACGGCTTTCACGTGGATTCCATAATTCGGGAGTGCAGGACAGTTTGCATCCGAACTGTGCCATTGTCCTGTTTACCGTGATGCGTCCCATGATGGGAGCTTTTCCCGACTTGTCCGGTCCGCTCTTTTTGAGGTAGAGCAACACCTTGAATTTTTCTACTTTCATACGCTTATATTTTTTTAGTGCAAAGTTACTTGCTATATAAGCGCTCTTTGATACGCAAAACACTGTGTATGAGTGCAAACAAAACGGTGAGGTTTTCTTTTCATCGCTTTGTGTTACCTATTCCTGTTTCAGTAACTACTCGACTAACGGTTTGGTAACTGAACAACCTCAATATTCCGTTGTCGTTTGCATTTTCCACATTTTGTAGAATACAGAAATACAGCTCATTTCAAACGACTTACGTTTAATCTTTACCTATTCACTATTACTTGCTTCACCTTGTATATTCCATGTCTCCCGGCATTCGTTCGCAGTTTTGGCTTTAAACTACGGTATGCCGATAGAGAGTGTAAGCAAGATACTGGGACATACGGACATCGCCACAACACAAATTTACGCAAAGGTGACAAGTACTAAATTGGAGCATGACATATCAGCTTTTGAAAGTCGAATCAAGGGGCATATGCCGACAATGGGGGGAATGGCATGAAAAGGACTGTAATCACCGTGGACGGAAATGGAATGTTATCCATTCCGTCCAACTTGCAAGACTTGTGGATGAGTGAGGGTGAATTGGTTGATATGCTTCATGTCACCGCCATGAAACTCCATGCTGTGATAAGGTCAATATACAAGGATGGTTTATTGACGGTGTCGGAAGTCCAACAGAAACAGGAAACTTCCAATGGCATTTGGCAAACGTTGTATGGCTTTCCGATGATTGTTGCCCTTTGCTTCCGTATAAACTCATACGGGGCAGCTCGGTTTCGTGCCACCATCTTCAAGAGATTGTACGGGGCAAAAGAGAAAAGTAGTGTCATTATCCTACAACTCAATAGAAGAACAACCGCCTTTAGTTGAATGTCCTCTTGCTTGTTTGTTGGCTTGGCGCTGTCGTACTGTCGTGAATAAGTACTGAAGCATAAGCATGACATTCTTACTTGTAGGGGGATGAGTTCTGTTCATAAAAATGACGGACAAAACACCCCTTATTTTTGTTGAATTGTTGAATATGATGAAAGAAGTATTGAACATCAGGCATTTACGGCTCAACATATTCTCAACAAATCTCTCAACAAAAGAAAGATAATGTTGAAAAGAGAAAACCATGAACACCATTCCTTTCTTTCTTTTTTGCCCAGTAATTTGTTGTGTAGAGCTATTTGTTGAGAGTTTGTTGAGGGTATAAGTGGTTGGTTCTCATAAAGATAACACCTATCTTCAACAATTCAACGTTTTACATGCCCTCACTTGGTACGCTGTAAAATGTGCTTGTGGATTAATTGGCAACCGCTCTATTCTCCGAAATGGTTGCAGCAACGTTTCTTGGAGGCTTTGCGCCTCCAGCCACTTGGGCGAACCTCCGCAGTGTTTTAGCATGGCATTAGATTTATGCAGACTATACCGAGGACACACAGCACACTCGGCATAGTTCACAAAGGAAATCAACAACACACAACTGAAACACTTGGCAAGTTTCACACTGAAAATATCACCTTTTCCTTTGCAAACTCCATGTACAAAGTAGCTTGTGTCTGTGACCTTGTTCTTTCAATGTGGCAGCTTTGATGTTTGGCGTAAATTGAGAGAATTAAGGTCTGCAACCTTGGGCATGGAAAGCCGAAAGGCAAATATCTCGTCTTTTGTTCTTAGAGGAGGGAGCGAGGTTATGTTTTGGGAACCCCAAAACGCCTCGCTCCACCATGAGGGCGAAGAAATTTTGCTCCCAACGGTTGCAGAAAGTGAGTGTACCAACTGTAGGCAGTGCATAGAAATATGTAAATAGATTTGTCAGGTGTAGTTTATTCTTCCTTTATTTGCACAAAAGTATGTTTTGAGTGTTATAAAAAATAAAAAAATGCACTATTACGTTGATACTTTTGTATTTTTGCACTCAGTTATCTTGGACAGCAGAATTTGAAACACTGAAAATCCGTAATCTGTCTATATGTAAAATCTTTAAATTTGGATTATTATGACTAAGAAGTTTTGGTTAATAGCACTCATCGTAGCTTGCACTGTTGTATTTGGCAGTTGCGATAAGTCTGAGGAATTGAGTGTTGAGCAATGTAAGTTGGATATGAATCTATTCAACCAAACCTATACTGTTAATGATGAGGGGTGCTGTGTGCTAAAAGGGAGAAAGCCAATAGCAGCAGAAGAAATACAGAGTAAGGTCAAGGGCTATGGTTGGGAGAGTATTGCCACTTATGAGGTACAGGAAAACGGAAAGTTGAGCAAGGAGGAATTTTGGAAAGACAGATTTGGTGGCAGCCCTACACACTTTTGGTTTGAGACATCACAGCAAGCTTTTAGTTATTTTTATAGTGATGCCTTGCCAGCCTTTTGTTTCAGTCGTGTATCATGGACTTATGACATGGACAAAGGCTTCATACTGTTTGGCAGCAACAAGCAGACAACAGACAGCAGATACATGCAGATTCTTAAGCTTGACGAGTCGAATGGCAAGACCTTAATGTACACCATACAAAAATTGGGAGCGACGAGTGATGGCAGCAATGGTTACAAGTCTATATATGGCATGATTGTATATAAACGCATGACCGAAACCGATTTGGAAATGATGAAGAAAAGTTACACGTATGATACGGATATTGACCGTTCTGTTCCCGACAACTGCAAGTTTAAGATTAAGGCATACTATGCAGAAGACGACAAAGACAACACAGACCCTGTGTTTCAGACCTTCTGCCTTGTAACATTTGAGCTTACCGATGAATATGGTTTCAACTCTTCAGATAATGCCTATTACAACTACTACGATTCAATTACTTGGACGAGTGATTGTCGTGATATGCCAGATAGCTTTGGAATCATGGAACGTAAGACAAACTGTTTGAATACTTCCTATTGGTGGAGCACATACTTCTTCACGCCTCATGACAATACTATTGTCTATGCCAATGGCTATAAAGATGGCCGTATTGTCTATCAAGCCCGAAAGAGGCTCTATTTGGTGAATGATGGATTCTTTGGTTACGATTGGGATAACGTAAGGTATAATTCCAAGAACCCCGAACTAACAGAATATTGCTTGCTGGACAAGAGCCGTGAGTTTATCCTAACTCCACCTACTGCCTACAAAGAAGACATTACAAAACCGTATGCAGAGTTACGTATTGTACTGAAAGGAGCAAAAGACAAAAACGACAAGGAATATATGTTAGGCGTGCTTGAACGTGAAAGAGAAGGTCTGTTGAAGATTATGGACCAGTACTATGAAGCACATAGTACTATAAAAGAAACAGAAAAGGCTTCGCTGTGTAAAACGTTTAAGGCACTACCCGAAGATGCTGATATTAAAGCATATTGGCGTACAAAACATTCTCGCATGGTACTGATACTTAAAACTGACGGGGAAGACCCTATAAACAGTGAATACTATGTGCATGCGGAACCAATTAAATGATAAATAAGTTTAATGTGGACAACAATAGTCATAAGGCGAAGTTAATCTTTGTTTTATGACTATTGTTTTTTTGCACCAACATAGTGTGGTTTCATTTTTATTTTGTATTTTTGCAACTGTAAAGAGTTGTTAGGCAAAGCAAACATATGCATATTGCAGAAGTTGTGACTATTGCCAAATCATTACCTCTATTGAGGTTGAACACTTATAAATCGCTCATTTTAAGCTATTCAGCAGATTATAGAAGAATTTTTAAGAAAAAAATCATTCATTGCCTCGCATTCCTCCCTGGAAATCTCTTTCCAAAAAGTAATCACACAATATTTCTTATTTAAATTATAAAGGTACTCATGTCTTTCCCTCACATTGAAAAAGCCATTATCGCATGAACAGACGGCATGGCCTATGCCTCTCTGATATCTGTAAGTATAGTAATAATATTTTCTCATAATCAATTATATTTCTTTGTAATCCTCACACTCTTTACAATAAATCTACATCATCACCAAGCCTCTTATGGTAATTGCTTATCTTTATTCTGTTAAATGACTACCATCACATTCCTTTTTATAATAAATATAGTATCCGTTATATAGTATGTGATTGCTTTCCTTTCAGCATCTCTCAACAAGTCCTTTTTTAAGATTTGATAATAGGAGTTGGTGCACTCTGCGTAAACCATGACCTCTCGCACCCTTTTCAAATCATCCAAAAAAGACTGCGGATTATGTTTCTTTATTTCCTTTACTCTCATTACATTACTGATTTGTTAAATTGGATATGCCATGCAAACCGTCCTCCAACCTTATAATTCGGGAGTTTGCTTTTCTAAGCCTTTTAAAATATATGCGTATCGATTTCAGGATATAGGTACGAGGTTCTATAATGGAAATGCGACCTTCGTATATATTATTTATGATATTATGAAATATACAGTCCCAAGCTTCATCTGTCGTGCTGTCATTGCATGAATATCCCATCTTGCGCATATAGCTTTTTGCACTATGTGCATACTCAAGCAGTTCGTTTACAATTTCTGCCATATCCCGCGTTTCATAATAGCGAAGCATTTTTTGAGAAAACTCGATGTTCTTATGATAATACGAGATGGCTTCCTCTATATTAAGGTTGCCTCTTTTACGTTTGCTGTTTATGTAAAGTATGTATTCTGTTCTTGTCATCGGAGTTAATTTCCCGTTGATGTCAAGAACTACTATATCTCTAATTTCAGTAGGGTCTATGTTGTTTGAAACCGCATACAGCAATCGCGCAGGACGAATATAGCGCTGTTCTCCGTTACGTCTCAACGAAAAGCCTTTGTATTGATGCAAACGTAATGGTTTCCCATTCAAATAACGTGCATTTCCGATGCTGCTTATTTCATAATTGGGAAATCCAGGGATTGAATACCATTGTTCTTGATTCATTTCTTTTTAGTTTTACGCTAATTCTACAATAGTAAATTCAACTAATTCAGAGGGAAAAATATCAAGAGTTCGCTTTTTACCTTCAGGTAAAACTGAAACTCTTGCATTACCTAAATATTGAAATATACATTGTTGATATCGGTTAAGAACCTTAAATCGCTTTCCATTCTTCTCAATCACCATTCCTTTACTAACAGGTCTTCCTGTTGAATCAACCAACCATTTATCCAGAAAAGATTCCTCCAATTGAGCAATTTTTTGTTTAAGCGGAGCAATCTGTTTTTTATAAGCATCTTCAAAAACTTTAATTTCTGAATAAATAGCTTGTACCTCTTTCGTGAGTTGTTCAGCATCTGCAATGCGGTTGCTGTATTTATCATCTGATTCTTTCATATCTATTCGGTTATACTCTAATTGATTAATTCATATTTCAAAAATCTTGCAAGCGTATTTCTATCAACCTTACATATTTTTGCTATTTTACGCTGTGATATGCCTTCGTCAATCAATCCTTTTATCAAGGCATTTTTCCCATACAATTTATATTTGTCAGGAGAACTCTTTCTGCCTTTAGGACGACCAAGGACTACGCCTTCCAATCTCTTTCTGGCTAATGCTTCTTTAGTCCGCTGGCTAATCATGTCACGTTCTATTTCAGCAGCAATTCCGAAAGCAAAAGCAAGAACCTTACTTTGTATGTTATCTCCAAGTTCATATCCGTCTTTTACTGTATAAACCTTAACTTCATGAAGCATACAGAACTCCAATATTCGCATAATCATGAATAATTTTCTACCAAGACGGGAAAGCTCGGATGTAATAATCACATCCCCTTTTTGCAATTTCTTCATAAGTTTGCCCAATAACCGTTTTTCAGGCTCCTTCGTCCCAGATATGCCATCATCAATAATCCAATCATCAACTGACAACCCCAAAGATTCCGCTTTTTTGCAGACTCCTAACTTCTGATTATTAGAGTCCTGCTCGTCTGTACTTACTCTTAAATATCCGTATATCATAATACTGATTCTATTAATTGCATGGCTTCCAAACCATAATGTTTAATAATTATTTCCTTCATAGACATGCACTCCCATTCTTCAGGATACATATTCTGCAATCTATTGTCTAACGCAATTATATCAATTACCAATCTATTATTGATAGCTGATAACAGTGCATCATGTAAGTCTATTATAGGTATATTCGGCAGTAATCTCTGAAATTTCTTTCTGAACTCCGCCCATTCGTTGACTTTATAAATATTCATCACATTCTGTTCATTATGCATTGATTGATGCCTGAAATCCTCCATGTCGATTTGGTATAATATTTCTTTATGTCAAATATGTCGCACATTATACACGCTGAATTTATACGCTTATTCTTTCTAACCCCAGCGCACTTAACTGGGTATCCTTGAATATTCTTACTTATATTCATTTTTTCTTGTTATGAGCAAAAACCACCGGTTTCCGCTCGTGTTAATACTTCATGTGCAGAAATGGCCTCTTTTTGCACACGTTAATCTCAATTCATTTTCCTTTTTCTATTCCGCTCGCTCTGTACCTCTGCCATACACATCTTGCACCATGACGCTTTCAGATGGTATTCCTTACCGTTACGACGGGCTGTCCTATCGAAGAACCTGGATAACGGAAGTGCTCTACCGCAACGGGTGCACAGTTTACGCTCCACTCCGTCAACCACCACCCGGTTACGGGGTTTCCTCCTCACAATCTCACATGGTCCGCATTCGGACGCACCGTACCTCCTGCAATATGCAAGTGAGTGCTTGCCGCACTTGGCGAAGGAGGTGCAATCCGAACGGGGAACTATCTGGTGAATGTTCATACGGCATCATTCATTAAGTCGAACAATGTGGGTGCACTGACCTCCATCTCTGCCTCATACAGATATGAAAGACTATCTTTCCAGTAGTCGTAATTGAGTTCGGTTGACAGACCTTTCCTCCCCAGATTGATAGCGCAATAGGGAACGGTGCCGATACCTCCGAACGGGTCAAACACCAGTTCACCCCTGTTTGAATACCGTTCAATCAATCTTTCGACAATATCCAACTGAAGGGGACAAATATGATTCTGCCGTTTCTTCTGCGACTGCTTAGTATTCAGCGTGCGCATCCGGGTGACATCATCCCATATCCAGGGCTTCTTGCTTACCGGGTCAACGGCCATGAATGTCTTTGGCAGTTTTCCGTATGCCTCCAGCTCTTCGGCGAATGATACGTGTTCCTCATAATCATAGACGTGCCCACGCTCGTAGTTCCTGAATAGGTGGCGTATCTTGTCAATGCCGGCCCCTTTCATGTCCTCGTAACTCAATAGAGAGTTACCCGAAGATTTCCAACTTGCATGAGCGTCTATCTGCCAACGGGCCAACGAATATTCGCTTTTGTTCTTGGTCACCGGCAAATCAGCATAGGCCCGTGAGGTGTCAGAAGGAAGCTTGCGGAAAAGAAGGACATACTCAGGACAACCGATACCCATCTTTGAACCGTCCTTGCACATCTCCGTATATCCAAGCCGATAAGTCTGGTTGTTCTCCCTTACCACATCCGTATCCACCGTGATGCGCCCCATGTAGCGGAAACCGTGTTTCATGTAGTGGAATACAGTCATTTCACTGAACGGGTCGATGGTGGGCATACCGTCACCCGTAGCGTTGCCGAACAAAACACGGTCTTTCACATGGATGCAAGCTAACCTACCGGGTTTAAGAATACGCATAAGCTCCGGTGTAAGATAATCCATCTGCTCAAAGAACTTGCTATTGTCCTCATTATGCCCGAAGTCATTATAGGTCGGAGTGTACTCATAGTGGTTGGAGAACGGGATGCTGGTTACAATCAAGTCCACCGAATTACTTTCCATAGTCTGGCATTCAAGAACATTGTCGTTATTTATGGCCCTCCAAAGTTTACCGGACTTTTCTTCCCGGCTGGCGAACATCCACCGCATCATCTTTTCCTCTGCCTGTAAACCGAACAAACCGTTCTCGCGGACTATATCGGTCATCTTGGCTACCATCTCCCGATGTTGCGCCCACTTCTGCATGAATGATTTGAATATTTCACCTTCGCTTTCGGCATACACCAAGTAAAGGTCTACGGGATGCTGCTGCATGAAACGGTAGATACGGGCTATCGCCTGGAACTTGTCGTTAAAACGGTAGTCGATGAACATGATTGCCTTATGGCAGTGGTACTGAAAGTTCAAACCTTCACCAAGCATCTCCGGTTTGGCAGCCAGATATTTCAGACGGCCGTCTTTAAAGTCCGCTATCACTTTGTCGGCTTCCCCATCATCCTGCGAACCGTACACAGCCTTACATCCGGATATGGCGTCACACAAAGCCTTCCGTTCATTCTCCAGGTCATGCCATAAAAGGAAATGGTCGCCTTTGTTTTCAGGACGGTTAATGATTTCCACCACACGGGCAATCTTTTCCTGCATGTTGTCCCGACGTTCTTTCGCTGCGTCGGCAAGTCCGAGAGCAGCCTCACGGAACATCTTCACTTGTCCGTCACGGTCGGTTCCGGCAGTGGAGTTGTCAACACTAACCACTTCTTCATGTACACGTAGTTCCGGCAATTCATATCCGGTATCGGGATAACCAAGGTCGGACGGTTTGGTGAGGAACAACGCCCATGTACTTACCCACAACCAGAACTCCTTCTCCTTGTGCGGATAAAGGGTAAGGTTATTTGCCTTCGTGCTGTCACGCTGAAAGAAACGGGTAAGTGCCTGCCCGGTATCCATCACACCGAGATAACCGGCATAATGTATCAGCTCCTTGTATCTGTTGGGCGATGGCGTGGCGGTGGCTACAAAGCGGTAGGGAACATCCGCAAACAAGGGAAGGAACTCCTGATAAGTCTTGGTACCGAAACCACGTAATACGCTCGCTTCATCCAATGATGTTGCGGTGAAGTAGGAAGGTTCTATTCTTACACCATCTTCACCGTCGCGCACACGCTCGTAGTTCGTAACCATGATGTCAGTCGGGCATATCATCACATCAGCCATAGTTCGTACATAGGTCACTTTCATGTGCAGATGTTGTTCCGCTTGTGTAAGGAACTCAACCACTACACGTTTGGGACAAACTATCAGCCCTTTGCCGCCTTTGTGTTTCAGAACTACCCGAAGTATCTCCAACTGAGTAACGGTTTTCTGCATACCAAAACTGGAGAATATGGCACGGCAACCACCGGACACCGCCCAGCGAACAGTATCTTTCACATGGGGATATAACGACGGTGTCAGTTCATCCGGATTGACCTCGAACCCGGTCTGACAGCTGATGGCCATCTTGTCTTTTAAAAATTCTATATATTCTTTCATTAAGCTACTTCTTTTAATTTCTTCAATCTTAAATCTCTAAGTTTTGCACAAAGTGCTTCGGCATTCTTCTTTGCCTGTGTAACCTCTACCGCATTTCCGATAAACTTCTTCTGGTCAGCTTGTGTACCAACTAACACATAATCTTCCGGAAAGCCCATGATACGTTTTAGTTCAGGAATGCGAAGCATCCGCATTTTAATATCCACTATGCCATACAGTGACATGAACTCCTTTATCTTCACGGTCATAGGACTATCATTGTCGTAGATTTCAATCGCTATCTGACCGCTTTCTGTTGCTACCAGATAGGGCGGCATCTTATCCATTCGTGCTATCAGGGTGAAGCAGGGGTTATCAACGGAGCTGCCAGCACTGTTGAACTGTGGATTCATCAGATAATGCCATTTCCGGTTTGCGGTTATTGTCTGTGCCGGTTCCTCTATGTTGCTACCAATATTTGAGAAAGAAGTATTCATAATCCAAGGCTTGCATGTTATAAGTTTTTGCTTGGGATTGGTTAAAATTGCCGGACAAATATTATCAATACTTGTATGTTGTCCTCCACCGGAATACTCATTGGCGATAAACCTTGGAGTTACTAATGATAATCTGTCTTTTGTTGTAACTGTCGCAGACGGCTCGTTTACCGAACGATTAAAGCCGTTCCCATAGTGCGCTGATACGAAGGCATGATGGTCCCTGCATGTGATTGTTCCGGCAGGCTCTTCCACTGATACATTCTTGCTTTCGGGATGTCCGCTGAATTGTTTGGAAAGAAAGCAAACTTGCGCTACTCCAAGTCTGTTTTGTGTTGTTACCACCGGACATGGTTCGTCAATCCCAGGAGCGTTATATTTCCCCGTACGGTTCATAGAATTATACTTCACGAGGAAGGCATCCTTTCCTCCGGCTACAAACTTGATAAGTCCGTTATAGATACGCTCAAGCGTTTTCTCTGCAAGAGGCTTTTCCCTGAAAATGGTAGTTCCTTCATCAGAGAAATCAAGCACATCCTTTACCGGCTTCCACTTCTCCAGCCGCGAAAACATATCTTGCCTACCACCCTTACAGTGGGTCGGTTCAGGGAATACTATCGGCAAACTCTTTTTAGCAAAGATGCCGAAGAAGCGTTTTCTTGTGGTATAGGCGCCGAAGTCGGCAGCATTCAGGATACGGTGTTCAAAGTTGTAACCATATTTTTTCACGTTGCGTACCCACTTCTGATAAAGTCTTCCTTTATCCATGCTGATAGGTTTCCCATTCTCATCCATATCTCCCCATGACATAAACTCTTCTACATTTTCAATCTGAATGTAGTCAGGGTCTATAACATCAATATAACGGAAGAGATGTTCTGCCAGCGTCCGGCTATCAGCATCTCTCGGTTGACCGCCTTTAGCTTTCGAGAAGTTGGTACACTCCAAAGAAGCATGAAGCATTATCATCGAATCAGGATATAATTCACGGATACGTTCAACAATAGTATTTATCGGTGAAAGTTCCAGTGTACGAATATCCTCAATGAAATGAAGTGCATCAGGAATGTTGGCATCATGTGAAAGGATAGCATTCTTATCGTGATTCACACAGCAAACGACTTTTGCACATCTATTGCCATTTAAACGGGCTTCTTCCACGCCTTCCGACAAACCACCGGCCCCACAGAATAGGTCTATGACAAATAATTCAATGTCGGACAACCCTTCTAAGCTGCATAATATCTCTTTCAATGATTTCATAACTCAATCAATCTCCTTCGGTTTCCAGTCATTAGGAACTTTTGCCCATTCTCTGAAGCTACTATTGGCTACGGCGGCGTCAATTAGTTGTTTTCTTGGTTTCATAATCGTGTGTCTTTTTTCATCAGTTACAAGTAAGTCCTTAAACAATAGTCTGCTATCCAGTAGCAGACAAAATAAAAAGCGGCATATACTGCCAGGATTGACAGAATAGTCGCTATCAGTTTGGTCTCTTTCATTTCAAATTCAGTTTTGCCCGTAAGTCGTCGGGCGGTTGGTGATTCCGTTTTACCGGAGCTTGTTGTTCCTCCAAAGCTTGGTTATTGCGTCGACGAATGATAATATCCAGTTCATCTGACCGTTCCCGAAGAAATTTCCGAAATGCTTCGCCAACGGTTATCGTATCGAAATAACCATAGAACTTACCATACCTTCCCAGCTTGAACCGTGCGACAAACAATATGAACTCCGTCAGTTTGATGTAGTGATACTGGCTAACGAACAGTCCAGAGAACTCATTCAAGGCATTTTCATCGGCCCCCTCCTTCGTGGAAGAAGCAAAATCAATGGTCAGTAACTGCGTCTTTACCCACAGAGACGAGGAACCATATCCGTACATCCGTTCAAGGTCTGACAGCGTGGGAGACTTCTCGCTGTACGCTTTCTCGGTATCTGCAAGAAGCATAGACTGGAGTGATGTCGAATATACGGCAGAAGCCTTACTAAAGGTCGGGTATTTCTCCTTGATGGCTGATAGCATTACTTCCCTGCTCGATGGCTGCATATTCGTCAAGGAGGTTTCTTGCCTTTGCTGCCTTATCAGCATCCCGATTGTTTTGTCTTTGGGCTTGATTTTCTGTTTTTCCATTGTCCTGTTGTTTTTTCTCGATTATCCAAAGATTGGCCCGACTATCCCAACGTTCCACCTTGGCACCGGTAGCAGTTTTCCAACCGAGACCGGAAAAGTGATTGTAGAAAATATCCGCTTGCAGTTCCCAATCGGGAAGTTTATCACGGAAATACTCTTTCACCTCTTCGGCGGTAGGTGGAATGAACTCTACCTTGGGTTTCGGAGGTTTCTTTTTCGGAGGTTGGTCCGGTGGGAATAACTCGCCAGAATTACCCACCTGTTTTTGTTTATGTTTATGTTTTATTATCTCGGCACCAACCTCGGCACCAACCTGCGCACCAACCTCGGCACCAACCTCGGTAAATTTTACCAAGGTGTACACTACATTCGGGCTTCCATTCTTCGTTTTGAAGTCAATCAATCCTACTTGTTTTAATCTATTCCGAGCATTTGACAAAGTCTTTAGAGAGGCTATGCTAAGGTCTGCAAGAACTTTACCATTGTTACGGTTAAACGTATTCGCCCACCTACAGAGGTTGTTAGTTTCTAACAGGTAGAAATACAAAGCGGTTTCTGTGACAGTTAGCGAATATGCGTTATGTTGCAACCAGAAGTTCTTTATTAGCTCAATATAGTTCATAATAGGTAAGAATTGACTTCATTCATAAACTCAGTAAGAGAATGGCATACCACATATTTATTTCGGAATTTTTCAGCCTCTCTCTGCCATCTTATCTGCTCCTCGCTTTGTTTCCCTTTCGGTCTCTTCATTTCGATGCAAAGAGCGGAAAATCCTTTCTTAGGTACAAGCAGTATCAAATCGGAAACACCCCTTACACTTCCCTCGTACTTCATTTGTGCTCCAGTCCTGGCATCACGCTTTCCACCGTTGGGAACGGCGAACAACATAAGACTCAAAGACGGGTATTGAATCCGGAACCAAGTCAGACAGCTATGCTGTATCTGACTTTCCGATTGCGGTGTAGTCTGTCTTTTTCTCATAATTTACCTTTGAATAAGTCCATAGCCATATCTACCACATTCTCCTTAACCACATCGTCCGTTCCGGTGACACCGTTAGCTATGCCTTTCTTCCGTTGGATAACACCATACATGTATTCATCAATGGTATTCCTGCCAAGGAAATAGTAACAGTTGACGTTATTCTTCTGCCCATTACGGTGTGCCCTATCTTCCGCCTGCTCACAGTCAGAAAAAGTCCATGGGAACTCGATGAAGGCTACACGGCTGGAAGCAGTCAAGGTGAGCCCGGTACCGCCCGATTTGTAGTTAAGGATAATCAACGTACAATCCGGATTGTTCTGGAAAGCATCCACAGCCATCTGCTTCTGGGCAGCATTATCCTCGCCGGTAACAGTCACTGCTTTCGGAAACATATTCTTCAGCTCCATTACCACTTCTTTCAGGTAGGCAAAGACAATCAGCTTTTCCCCACCGTCTATCACGTCATGTATGAATTCGGCAGCCGCCTTGATTTTTCCACGCGCAGAAATGGCTTTCAATATTCCCATGCGGACCATCACCTCGCCCCTCATGGACTTGGCTATCTTCTCATCATCCGCATTCTTGTAGACACGCAGATATTGTATGAGGTCGTTTTCCGCTTTTTCATACTCAAGCCGTGTGGTGATATCCATCTCAATATACTGCCTCGTCTTGTCCGGAAGCTGGGTCAATACCTTGGCTTTTTCACGCCGGAAGAAGCAGGTATTCCAAAGGCGCCAGTTCAGTTCTTTCAGATTGGAGGCTTTCTTCGGCCCATTACAGAAACGTTCGGTGAAGGTCCTATACCCTCCGAAATCCTCCAACCGTCCCATTATCTTAAGTTGCTGTATAAGGTCAGTATTATCGTTTACTACCGGTGTTCCCGTCAGTTCAAGAATGAAATCCTTGCCCTTACAGATGCCCTCAACAAACTTACTCTGTTGGGTCTTGGTAGACTTGCACTTATGCGACTCGTCAATGATTACAGACTTGAAAAGGGTTATACGTGGGTCAAAGGTGATTGATTTCAGCGTAAACCGCGTATCATTCTTCACATCCAATACAAAGAACTTTTTCAGGCTCTCGTAGTTAGTGATGAAGATGTCACAACACTTGGTTTCAATGAAGCGCTGCCAAGTATTTTTGTTCTTATCATCAAGGATTAGCGCCTGCTTTCCAGCAAATTTCTTGAACTCACGCTGCCAATTTATTTTAAGTGCTGCCGGACATACAACAAGGCACGGATAGGATTTTGCAATCGTCACCGTGCCTATTGCCTGCAAGGTCTTACCGAGTCCCGGCTGGTCACCGAAGATACACCGTTTATGAGCCAGAGCATAGGCTATGCCCTCCTTCTGGTAATCGTACGGTTCAAGTAGCAATCCGTGGGAAACGGTCAGCTGCGGCATCGGAGCAATGTCAAAGCTTATATCAGCCTTTCTTTGCTCCGACCGTTGTACGGAACCGCAGAATCCCTGCTGTACCGCCCATTTCGCCATTGTATCAACATACCATTCATCAGCCAAGTCAACCCACCACGCCTTTTCATTGAAAAGATATGCTTTCTTTGCGTTAGCCTTGACTGATGGAATATTGTTCACGCATTTAACCAACATCGGATGATACATGAATTTCAGTTTGAAGCCGTCCGGATATTTGGTGATACAAAAAGGTGCTGCCATATCAAGCTGCCGGCTCTTTAATCTTCACTTTTTTACTTTTATTGCGCGGCTTCACTTTCTTCCCGTCAATCGTTAGAGTAGTGCCACTCTGTTCCACCACTTGTTTAAGGAACTCATTCGCTTCCTCTTCAAATGCAGCATCTCCCACCGGGTCGGCTGCAATGTCCGTAGGAATATCCCCATCGAACGGAAGTTCCTGCTGGACTACCGCCCATTTCTTAGCGGTAAGATACTGTTCCACCTCATAATTACATGCCTCAATTGCCTGCTGCAGTTCGAATGCATGCTTATATTCCTCGTTCTCATTGTTGAACATGGTAAACGGAGCTATAAGGTTAAGCACCTTCTTACTTTTAAGAAAACGTTTTCCAACCAATACCACACCTTCATTGTCATCCGAACCGCTAACTGTGTAGCCCGTGACCTCGAATGTAGAGAAGATTTCTTCCGGCAGTTCATCTATGGAGTCCTTTCCATCAGCTTCTTTCTGCTCACAGAGGAAAGCAAGGTGAGGAATCAATTCGTTAAACGCTGCACGCAAATCCTTATGGATAAGATTCTTTCCCTCAATGGTTACATTGTCCTCATTCTCGTTCTTGAAAGAGGCAACAAGCGTGTTGTCTTTCGTGATTTTTGCTTTGGTGATATTCATTTCTACCTCCTGTCTTTATATTCGTTGATAAATTCGTTATAGTAACGGTCAGCCGGAAGAGGGAGCGTTATTCCCAGTTCGGCAGCAGCATCGGCCTGAACCTTATTTAGAAAGTCAGTCATCTGCACTGTATTGAGCTTCGATGTGCTTCCGGTAATGACCATTTCTTTTCCTCTGAAATACGAAGTCCTTCTGAGAAAGCGGTTACAATAGTAATCGTGTACATCCTGCTTGTCCGTCCCGGTCTCTTGCTCAATACAAGTAAACCACAACCACATAAGCGCATTCTGTGACATCGTCCTTGGCTCTGTGAACCTTTCGATTTTTACACGATACCGACCATTACGAAGCTGGGAACACATGAAGTCAAAAGACTTGCTTATGTGTACCTCGCCGTTGACCTTTTCCAGAATTGCTTCTTGTGCCATTACTCTAATCCAAAGATTTTTTTATCAGCAATAATGTCTCGGTTTGCTTCCAAAAACTCTATGAAATGCTCGCAGTGTGCCGTAAGCAGCTTAATCGTCTGTTCATGGTTATAAGTGTAGTATTCCGGGTATTGCGTTCCGCTAATTAGTGGCGTCCGGCTGGTACCGCCCTTCATCTGATAGGCAGTGTACTCAAACGCTTTCACGCTTTCCATCTGACCGGAAGCAATCAAACAGTAAGGATATACATGGCGCTGCCAGCCGTGTTCATACTTGCCAAAATCATACTTAGATGTTGTCTTGATATCATATACGGTATCACGAACGAGCTCATCTATATACCCATAAAGCTCCACATCACCATAACGAGTGGGAATGACTGCGGACACAAAGACTTGGGACAATGCACCGGAGAAATACTTCGACTGCTCTATACACCAGCTACGGTCAAATAAGAAATTACGCTCTGGCGCGATATCAGTAGCAGGAAAATATACCTGAATGGTATTCGTTTCTCCATCACCGATAATGGTGTATGGCTCCCGTTCGCTTGGTATATGCTTTTTCTTGTGGATATAGCAGTCTATAACAGCATTAAAGGCCGTTCCTTTATCAGCTGCCTCACTCTCAAACGGGACACGGTTTATCGCATCAAGTAGGCTTTGCTTCAGCTCCGCTTCAATTTCTTCCGGACTTTTCTTGTATTCTCCCGTTTCATTATCGACATTCCAGAAGCTCTCTACCTGCTCATCAGCCCGCAAATATTGCTCGAATTTATCGAGCAGTGACGGGTAGAATCTGTATTTAGGCTGCTGGTTCATACCTTTTGCTGAGTTTGTTAAACTTCAAGCCAAGTCTCTTGCACTTCTCATTGAGCATCATGCCTGCCCGTACCTTGCTGTCAAAGATATGCGTCATGGTATCTAAAGCTTCCCGAACAGAATTGGCAGATTGTGTATCAGTCACTTGTTCCACTGCGTCACGGATAGCATCAAGAACCGCATCATATTCGGAAGATAGTTCCGTCTGCTTCGTCTGATACTCCTTATAAGTACTGATGATTTTCGTCATGAAATCATTCTCACCCGTTACGGTACCAGACTCATCAATGATTACGGGAATTTTGATACGTGAAGGAAGATTACAAGTATTCTTCCCGTAGAACTTCTCGCAGGGGTCAAAAGAAATCGTTCTGTCCTTACCGATAGCTTCCATGTAACCAACCAAATCCAGTTCCTTAATCAAGTCACCTGCGGACGAACCGCCAATCTCCGGACGTATCTGTTTTTCGTCGCCTACTTTCTCCTCCCGTTCATGAGCCACGAAGATAACAGACTTGCCCATGAGTGTGACTTGATTAACGAAGTTGATGAACATGTTCTTACGTACTCCATAACCCTGCAGGGAAAGGGTACCATCCACTTTCTTCATCTTCGGATTCGCTGCCATAATCGCCTTATCCATGAAAGAAAGCATCTTTCCGGCAGTATCAATCACAATAGTGGAAAACTCCTTGATTTCTTCGGACGAAAGTACCTGGTTCGTCTCGTCCCAGCTTGTAATCTGGACGGTCGGTACACGATGGGCGGCATTGACACGGTGAATACCGCCGTCATAATCGAACAATACCGGATTGGGAGCCGATAATGCAAGAGTTGTTTTTCCCATGCCAGGTTGGCCGTAAATCAGTGCTGACAAGGTAGTCTTAACGGTCAGCTCGTTAGGTCTTTTGATAAGTCCCATAATAGAAAATATTAAAGTGGTTAATAAAAAAATAGCCAAAGGAAAGCCCCGAAGCGTATTCTCCGGGGCGCAAACGACAAATACTCCTAATCCTATCCGATTTCGCATTACCTTTCAGATAGAGTCAACGGCTAACCGATGCCGCGCGGATGATTCCCTGCGCTATCTTCGCCCTACTCTCGGACTAAAAGCGGATTTTCTCTCATAAAGGCTTGTAGAAACGGATGGATTCGAACCACCGACCGCCGCTTGTGGTGCTCTCCCATTAAGCTAAGAATCTACTTGAGAGAATCGAACTCTCAACCTTCCACCACACACGGTGCTCTATCCACTGAGCTACGTTCCCAGAATAGGTGAACTATTTTCACAAACCGTTCACCTTGAAACACAAACAAAAAATAAAACACGACAAAACTACTAAATAGCCCTCTCTTGGGTTGTGGACGTTGACGGGCTCGAACCGCCAGTCTCCTCGAATGAGGTGTGTTAGCCATTACACCGAACGCCCATGTTCACCCACCCCATCTTCACAGACCAGGCAAGCAGGTCAACAAAGTTGCTCCCGGATAGGCGGTCAAGCCACACCGGGATAGTCACTTAAAACAAAAGCAAAATAAAAACTTAAATGAGGACTCTCACCTCACGTTGTCCTTTACAACGGAATTATAGATTAAACAATAAAAAGCTTGTGGACAATGCGGGATTTGAACGCCGCGACCTGTACATGAAACCTTTAAACAATACCATGACAAATTACCAATACTAACTACATGTACCGCTCTACCAAGCTGAGCTAATTGCCCGTGTCTGTCCCTGCTCTCACGAGTAGAGACAGCTCCCATGTCTAATTCTAAATCAATCTAATTATGTGTGAAACACTTCCTCCGCTGAGGTCTATATCTTGAACACCTTTTTCAGGACATTGTGATAAAACCAATACGAATACACAAGGCCAAAAAGGTTTATACCATAATTCCAGTCTCCCGTTACTGAGTCTACATCATTAAACATCAATAAACATGGTAGTGCCAATACATTAAGCAGTAGCACGTTTATAATGATTCTTCTTTTCATTGTTCTTTCCCTTTCTTACTTTTGCAAAGCTCAACACATCCGAAGCATTGTAATAGCTTCTCCCATTAGATTTATACTCAACTCTCACTCTTTGAGCATTTACCAACGCTCTTAACCTGCCCGGACCTCCTACTATTTTTTCAGATTCTCTCTTTGGGAAAGTGCGCTTATCCATAATAGTGAGGATGTCTGCCAATCTCGCCTCCGCGGTCCCGTCAATCAACATGGAACTGCGTAAATCACCATTCACTTCGTATAGCATACCGTTAAAAAATAAAGTCGTTATTATTCTTTCGGCCAGTCCTTATATATCGCATGGCTGTCCGTACCCGTGATGGTATTCTCATTCTCCGTAAGTCAATATCATTACAAGTAACCTGCATCAATAAGAATAAAATAGAGAAGAGGAATTCAAGTCCGTGCCTGCGCAATTCCTTCAAGTCAAAATCACGCTTAAGCCTATCGCAAATCATATACAGAAGCAGTTCCGTATCTTTGGAGATACCCAGCTTCCGATATATCGCCCTTTTCTGGGTCTTGACAGTCCAAACCGATTTATTCAGATTGTCTGCCACCTCCTTGTCGGCAAGCCCCTTGCAGTACTCATTCGCGACAAGCAGTTCCGTAGGAGAAAGGGAAATCATCATGCGACCCTTTCCACATCAAAAATACCTTTCCTCTTGTTAACCTCCCCTACTTTCCAGTCAGCATCCTCAACGCAGAACTCCAATCTCAATCGGGGGATAATTGTCCCCTTTATGGAGTTATACGCCTTAACCGGAAAAGTTAGAACTTCCCCTACCTCCATATCTCTCAAAGCCGGAGTGTAGTTTTCTGTGATTATTCGCTTTTTCATCGCTATAAAATTTTAATGATTAGTATTTGAGCTCTCCCGAGCCAATCCGATTGGCGGCATCACGTTTTATTCGGGAGATTTACTTAACTTTGCATTGCCACATTTAAAATTAAGTAAGTATGAGTAAATTCATTGAAATCCCTGTTAACGGGGAAAAGTGCATCATCAATCTTGATGCAATTCAGAGTGTATGTCCTCTAAAAGGAGGTGGGTGTGAAATCTACTTCCTTGAAGGAGCCTTGAAGAGTGTCAAAACCCAATTTCCATATTCCGAGTTACTAAAACTCATTTGGGTATAATTACTTCTTTTCTGTATATCGGGATTGAGAACAACTTGATAATTACTATGCAAGGTTCTCTCCCGGTATCACTCTTACTGACAAACCCGCTATTTGCAGGAAGTATTGTCACTTGCTTTTCTATAATTGCTTTCATAAGTTCGTTTTTACTCACGTTTATTAAATTATTTACTCCCCTCTCTATAGTTCATTCAGAAGAAACGCATCTTCACCATTTTCTGTCTTCACCTCTGTAATTAGGATATAAGCTGTAGAAACCAATTGAAACATCTCAGGGTGTCTCCTTATGAGTTTAGTATTAAGGTAATTCCTCCACCCTTTGTGATAAGCATAATACATCAAAACACCTCATTTATTTCACACACACGTTATTATTACTCCATTGAGAACAATCTCACCTCTATATCCGTCAATATGTGTCGATTCTGCATTCATAAAAGAAGTAATACTATATACAGGGCCACCTATTGCTGTTGAAAAATCCTTCATAATCATAAGTATTAAATATTATTCGTACGAAAGCAAAGGTTATTGCCACATTGCTATTTACAACATAATATGCCTATTATAGCACCCAACAAGGCTATTATTACTCTTAGGGAGGTATGAATAGATTTAAGTTTATCATCATTACTCATTTCAGTTTTAATTAATGTTTGTGCCCCAATAAGCTCTCTCTGCTCTTCTCACCGGAGTTATCAGCTACTGTACTTCACTGCATGACCGTTCGGGGCATGTCGGCTTCCTATTTCGCACCGTTGCAAATCTTTCGCTCGTTCTGAACTTCCATTCAGACATCGTCGCAAATTCTTGCTACTCCGGGTATCTCTCGCGTCCTCTATGCTGGGATTGAGGGTAAGCGCCAGTATCGCTTTCTGGAACGGATTACTTAGGGCAATCACTCCATTTCGTTCTCCATCTCCCATCAAAGGGTAGGTTCAATGACCGGACGGAGAATCTTTCAATTCGCCCATGCAAGGCTTTGCACGCCACTTGCGCAAGTATTCATGTTAAGCGTACAGCTATTCTGCATGGTATATGTAGCTGCCTTTTCTGCGAATAATTATCTTAATCGCCTACGTAACGGGAACCAAAGGCACCTTTGCTGTTCTGATTGTAGTAAGCTGAAGCTGGAGCGTTGCAGTAATCATAAGAACTTCTTCTTTCCGGTCGTACCAAAGCTGCTTTCATTACTTCTTTCTCAGCCTTTCTCGCTTCTTCATCAGCAACACGTTTCTTTTCGTTAGCCCAAGCGAGTTTCAAGCAATCACCGAAAGTCTGTACACCGTGAGTAAGCTGGTATAGCTTGAAATACTTTCTGTATATCTCGTGAGCCGCTTTCATAATCTTGTGTAAATCGTACTTTTTCATTGTCTTACTCCTTTTTAGGTATTACTTTAATTTTGCCAACTCAACTATTTTTCATTATTTTGTAGTCGTTGTTGACGTTGATGTTGCAAAGATAAGATTTTTCTTATATCAAATACAAGAAATGATATAAGAATATTCTTATATTTAACTTTTATTAATATTATGGAATTAAAGGACTTTATAACGGCATCTTTAGAGAACATCGCAGATGGGATTATTGAATCGAATATTAAATTATTGAATAAAGGATTCATTGTAAGCCCATCAGCAAGTAGAGTAAACGATAGGACAACACATCAAATTCCTTTAGTTCAAGATATAAGATTTAATGTGTATGTAGAAGAAAACAATGAAACTAATGTATCTGGGAAAGGTGGATTGAGGGTATTGTCAGCTGGAATGAATGCAAAAACAGAGGGTAAATATGGAAATTCTCTGTCGTTTTCCATTCCAGTAATTTACCCTCAAAATTACTTTTTACTTTCTGAAAAGACGTTTGAATATTTTCCAGACAAAGATAAAGGCAGCGATAGTGGCCGCTATATATACAAGGATATATAAAGTAGCAGCAATCATTAACCAATCAAACATAATTATGTATGTATTAAATTCAATGCAAATATAAGAAAAATCTTATCACATGACAGGCCAAGAAATAATAAATAGTGTTTTATCTGAATTAGATATTAAAGCTCCAACATTGGCTGAGAAGATAGGGGTGCTTTATCAAAGAATATTTGACCTCCAAAAAGGTAAAACAAAGAAAGTCTCTTCTCAACTAGCTAATGCTATTATAAAAGTATATCCTCAATTTCAACTATCTTGGTTATTAACCGGTGAAGGAAATATGCTTACCGATGCTCCATCACAGACGTACCACTCCAACGCCCGCCCAGTTGACGATTTAAGCTACATGAACGTGCCCGTTATACACATCAAAGCACAATGTGGTTATCTCGCCGGATATGGAGATACCGAATATATAGACACCTTGCCCACAATGCCGGTAATCGTAGATAAGACCTATCACGGAAAATACCGCATATTTGAAGCAGAAGGTGACAGTATGGATGACAACAGCAGGCTTGCCATCTGCGATGGTGACAAGGTTTTAGCAAGGGAAGTAAGACGTGACCTTTGGCTTCCCAAACTTCATATTAACGACTGGTACTTCGTTATTGTACACCGTACAAACGGCATATCCATCAAGCAAATCACGGCCCAAGATGATAAAGGTAATATCACCTGCCACTCGCTCAATGAGTTATTCAATGACTACACCGTTAACCTTGATGATGTAGTGGAGATATACAACGTGATTAAGGTTGTTGAACGCAATATGAGACTATAATATCAATCTAAAAAGTAAAATACTATGGATTTTAAAGACACTATTAAACAGCTTGCTGATAGAATTGAAAAGCTGAAAGATAACATTCAGACAGAAGAAGCTACTAAAAATGCTTTCATCATGCCCTTTATTAATGCTCTGGGATATGATGTGTTCAATCCTTTGGAAGTATTGCCAGAAATGACCTGCGATATTGGGACCAAGAAAGGAGAAAAGATTGATTATGCCATCATGAAGGACGACCAGCCTATATTGCTGATTGAATGTAAGCATTGGAAGCAAGATTTAAACCTACATGATAACCAACTACTACGCTATTTCAACGTATCAAAAGCTAAGTTCGGACTTTTGACCAATGGAATTATCTACCGCTTCTATACAGATTTGAAAGAACCCAATATAATGGATGATAAGCCTTTTTTGGAAGTGGATATTACGGATTTAAGGGATAATCAAATCGAGGAACTGAAAAAATTCCATAAATCATACTTTGATGTGGACAATATTCTGAACTCAGCCAGCGAATTAAAGTACATGGGAGAATTAAAGGCTATTATCCAAGAAGAATTCTCCTCGCCTAGCACTGATTTTGTGAAAATGTTTGCTACCAAAGTTTATGAAGGTAGAATGCTTCAAAATATAATAGACCAATTCACACCTTTAGTCAAACGCGCTATCTCTTCACATATCAACGATATTATTAATGACCGTTTGAAAGGAGCTTTGACAGTTAGTGATTCCAAAATAGAGGAAAGCCAAACAAAAAACAGTGGAAACACATCAGAAGAGACTACAGAAGAAGTAAATACAGAATCCAAGATTGTCACTACAGAAGAAGAGTTAGATGCATACAGAATTGTAAAAGCTATCTGTAGAAAGAAAGTAGATATATCCCGCATAGTATATCGTGATGCACAGACTTATTTCAGTATTCTGCTTGATGACAACAATCGCAAACCTATTTGTCGTATGTATTTCAATACAGCCACTAAGTATGTAGCCACTATTGATGAAAACAAGAAAGATGTGAAACATGTTATTGAAACCCTAGATGACATCTATAATTACGAGGATGATTTCTTCAAGACAATAGACATGTATGAGCACAAAGATTGATGTCAATTCGATTATAGCAAATATGAATCAAATAATTACCGAATGCTCATGTCAGTGGAAAACTCCAAACCATTGTTCCCTCACCCCTACCTGCAAAGGCTGGGGGTGTCGGTTCCTTGCCACTCCCATAGATAAGTTGCCGACCACCGACAAGGAGAAAGCAAAACTGTTCTCCAAGGTATACCGGGAAGCGAAAGAAAAGGGTGTACTGGAATGTCCGCACTATCGTTCGCTTTTCATCGACGAGGTTCTAGAGAACATTGAGAAAAGTAACGTTATACAACAAAACATGAGCTGATTTTTCCTATTTATTGTCGACATCAGATTTAAACCAGCCTATAAAGAAGTGATACACAGATTATAGCTATATTTTCAATACAATAAGTCTAGTTTAGTTTTTGTGTGAAGCACTTCCTCCGTAAGCGAACGTTGGAAGTGCTTTTTTAGGTGCAACAAGTACTTACGAAAAACAAGCAAATTAAAAATAGTTTCACTTTTGGGACTAAATAATTGCCGAAAAATTGCAAAAACAAAAATAAATCAGAAAAGCTATATAGACCTGCATCAAAAACATTTGTAAAGTATGAGGGCGATTTGCAGAAGTGGAATTAGACCATTCGAGCGTACCTGGGATTTTTATATCAATTACCCAATATCAGCTCCCAGTTATCCATAATGGCCATCTCTCAATGTAGCACATCAGGCTGATAAATTGTATAATTTATTCAAAAGCAATAAAATCTATGCACAGCTCTACCTTCCTTAAATATTATTTGTAGACTTTTATATATTTTGTCCTGTTTTATAAAAAAACATGTCATACTTTTGCATATATAAATGTTCTCCTGAACATTTTACATTTTTATTCTTTTGTGTCTGTGAAGACACAAAAAATGTTTGTTTTGTTTGTGTCATCCTCTCTTTTAGCGAAAAGAGAGGATGACTTTTATTATACTTAAGATATGAAAAGAGCGACTATTTAGCCGCTCCTTCTATTATTTCCTTCAACCGACACAATCTATCAATGGCCGGATTATAGAATGCATCCGGATAATGTTGCTTAATATCGCAGATATTCGCATTAACATACAGAGAGGTGTCAAAGATATGTTCCGCCTCACTTAGCATCACCTTTTTGGGTAATTGGGCTGTTTGTGCCCATTCAATTATTACCTTGACGGATTCCTCGTCGTATGCATATTTACTCTCTTCTGCCATAATTGCTTTATCTAATCATTTATAATTGAAAATACGTATCGTTCGCCATATCAACGGCATCCTCCAGACTACCGCCGTTCTCCTCCACAAATGCGACTATGGTATCCAAGAGCTCATCAAAGGAAGGCATGCTCTCATTCGTTGTCTTTTGAATATAGTCTTCCTTTGTAAAAGCTATATTCTCTATCAATTCAGTTTTCATTGAAATAAGCAGATATAATTACACAAAGGTAAGGAGATTCGGAATATAAAAAATATCAGTGTGATTTCCATAGTAAAAAAACAGAGGACTTGACTATAAATTCAGAACACTCATCCTTTAAAAAGATAAAAGCAGGCATTATATTTGTACACATGAAGCCGTGAGGCTTATGATTCTTGTTTAGCTGTATAAAGCCTTCCCTCCTCAATCTAAAGAAGAGAAGGCTTTCATTATGAAACAAAAAGCCTCGACATAAGCCGAGGCACACTATACAATAAAAAAATACCGCATTTGTCATAAACTTGTTAAATGCCCAATTCCAAATGGATATAGCTTCATAGCGACAACCAGTTATTCCCCTGCTTGGATAACTCAAATTATGAGTACAATGGGAGGAAACGGAGGTATAAGAACTTTCGTGCGTTTACTTGGAGCGAATGGGAGTCAGTAGCTCTTACTTAAAACTGTGGAGTTATTCTACAATACTGTGGAATGCGCCACGATATTCCACAAGGAAGTAAAAAAGAGTTTGCTTTATATTGCTGAAAATGAATGCAACATTGTTACATTGCCATTTTGGCATCAATTTTGTACTATGGTTTATGTCCTAAAATTTATCAGTAACTTATAGTTGTTATGGTTAGACAATAGGTATTAGTTTCATTAAGGTTTAAAGTTATTTTGTTCATATTGATTTTCATTCGGAAACTCTCTTTGTTTAGTATTGCATCCCGGTCTGTGAAGTATCGGGATGTTTTTACCTTGGAGGATTGCGGTTTTCGACTAAATACTATAACTTTGTATAGTTAGCCGATATAATACTATTTTATTCTTTGGAATAATGAAAGTATTCTCAGCCTGTGAGGGTCGGATGCTTTTGGTGGGTAATGCCGCCAATTATTCCAGTTAAGTGTTTAGGTTTTATGTTGTCTGCCCCATGAACGGACAGCATTGACAAAAAGTATTTTACCCGTTCTATCCGTGACGGCTTGGACGGGTTACAAGAGAATTCAAACAAGCCATTGACTTTCTATTTCTCAGCATGTCTTGTATGAGATTTGTTTCTTTGAAACAAAAGCGGTGAAAGTAAAACCGCACTCTCTATCCCACTGTAAACCAAAGAAATTATAAACAAATACATGCAGAAAGCTACGGGGATTTTTCAATGAAAAGAAGCAATTCATCCAACTGTCTTTTCCACAATTTCCATCACTACATGGCTTGACTCCAACCAGAACCAATACCACAACCAAAGCATAACTCCACCCAACCAAACAAAAGCCACATCAATATAATACAAATTTAATATCCTGCTAACCAATACACATAAGAGTTCTCCGCAAAGCACATAGGCAGCAACCATAGTAACAAACTGGTCATTGGCAACAGTTATCAAAACCAGAATGCCTATAACGGGAAGAAGGGAAATACAATCAATTAGAAGTCGTTGTTTGTCATTCATAACATAATAGAGATTAGAATACAAATATAAACATTATTTATATAAGACACCCCTCTATAACAGAAATATCTGACAAATAAGAAACAAACTATTATTACAATTATAAACCCAAAGAGTGACTATTCAGTCGCCTTTTCCATAAACAGTCAACAAATATCCACTAATCATCAGTAAAACATATATCTACTATCGCACGTTTAACAACGCTCTCTTATCTCCGACAAAACCTCAGCCACACAAAAGCTGAGGTCCAGCATGTGTCCTTTCAATATATACAATCAATTAAAGCACACAATAATGGCTGAAAGTAACCAAGATAAGCATCCAACTTTCCCTCAAACATCTTCTCTAACATATCTGACTTGCAAATATTTATGACAATAGCCTGCCTTCCTACTCAGTCTTAAACTGGCTTAAAACTCTTTACTCAATAGTTCTGCAGAAACAGCTTTGTGTTCTTTAACCCAGTATCCATCGTTTTTTCAATTATAAAGGTAAATGATAACTCGGATATCTTATATCCGAGTTATCATTTACACAATCTTATGAATGGTACCGATTTTTCATATCAATTACTTATTGACATTCATTTCCATCAATTATGTAATTTTCCCCAATAGGGAAAAAGAAAATTGTCATTCAACAGATTCACCTTTTTCGTTCAGAAGAACCGTTACCTCTTCAGCGGACTGGTCATCTTTAGTAAGAACCAATACGACTTTATAAACCTTGCCGATTTCTTTCTCTGCAACAAACACTTCTTTTATTGTAGCCCTCTCATAGTCCTTTGCCAATGTGTTTACTACAGCCTGGGGAAGATCTTTCACTTCGATTTTTGTAAATTCATCTTGGGGATCTTGCAAAGCCTGAATTACAGACTGTACTTCTGATGTAACGTGAGCGAATGCTACTGAACTACCTAATCCCACAACCACTGCTAATGCTACTAATACTTTTTTCATAATCGTAATTTTTAAATGGATATTAATTTTATGCCTTTCATTACAGTAATTATAGAACAAAACAAATGCCAAAACAGAAATGAGAATATAATAACCTATTAAATAGGGTTTTAATAAAGAAGCAAGGAATTATCATGTGTAGAAATGTGTAGAACAGAATACCACATAAGGGGAATAATACCACAGTAGAATAGCTTTAATTTCCTGAAATGAGAGATGACATTAAAAGTTACATAAACCTTGGATAACAATAAAGTCCGTACTTGGGAAAGTCTGGACTAAGGAAAAGGAACTTTCTTATGCCTTATTCCCTCCATAAGACTGAACAAAATTACAAAAAAGAGACAATAAGATACATAAAACGGACATTAAAACAATTTTTCTATGCCTATATTTGAGAAAAAGAAAAAAGAGAGCTACTTTAGCCTAAAATTTCATATCAAAGCACCTTTATCTGTAGCAGTTTCAAAAAAACGCATTTTTTTAAGCTTTGTATGTTTCGTTTAAGGCCACCTTCCTTTTGAGCGCAAGAGGAAGGTGTTTTTTTCAATCCCTTTCCACGTATCATTACCCATCTTGCGATTCTTTGTCACTACGCTTCTTCTTCTCTCACTGTTTCAGCTCCAACTCCATTTTTAAATCCGGATTAGTTTTTTCAACATCAATTATTCATCCTGCGCCTTACGAAGCCGTTCAAGCTGTTTCACAAATCGCCATTTCTTCTCTGAAACCCACTTCTGAATGAACATGTTGCACTCCCGCCTTGAACTCCTCGCCATCCACATCAATGATATTACCGCCATATCCACTTGATAATTTGTCTATGTTATCTTTTCATTATTTTCTTGAAATCAATTTCAATTTGTCGTCCCATGTTTACTATAGCACTATCCACCTTATGTATTTCTGCCGGTGTAACAGCGTCCTTGTATCTGGCTTTGCCCAACTTGAATTTCATGTCGTCCAAAGTCCCCGATATGTTCAAACCTAATTTGAACGGTACCGGTGATTTCAAGATGGAAATATGATAGTCAAAGTTCATATCCAATCCTTGCGTACCCCCTACCGCCGCTTTGTAACGGTCCATCGAAACTTCAAAAGGATAGATTGTCACTTTACCGTCTCTGATACTAATATTTGCTGAAATACTATCGATTAAATTCTTCTTTTTGTTCTTGAAAAAGAATTTCTTTGAGATTTCAGCGAAAGTCTCACCGTCCATCAGTACAAGACTGTCCCCTTTTACATGAATGGCCGAGCGCAAGGTCGGTATCTTGATGTTAAGGTTGGAATCTAATGCCGCAGCTGCCGCCATATTGAAATCCACAGTTCCTTCGAATGAACGTAACATGGGCACGATTGTATCCAAAGAGGGTGCAAGGTCGACCAACTTTCCTATGTTAATGTTATGCAAGCGGAAATCAAAACCCGCAAATCCTTGTTCCGGACGTTTTGCCTGATAAACAAGCGTAGTGTTCATTTCCGAACCCATACCCTTCATGCTAAGCTCCTTCAGGTACACAGATTGGTTACGAATATCTACGGCCCCGTGGACATCATTGAAGATCACTTTTTCATAAAATACTTGTCGGAAATGGGTTTGCAATTCAAAGTCTAACTTCGGTGGTATGACAAACAATTTGAGATTCGTAGAAATTGTATCTGTTTCTGCCATAATTGTATCCGAGGGAAAGGATATTGAATGTATCAGCTGGTTGCAGTCTAAATGCTCTGACGAAACATTCAGCTTGGCACGTAAAACTTTGTGATGTTTCGCAGCTCCATACAAATCATGGATTACCCCACTTGCCGTAATGTCAGATCTACCTATACGCATGGTAGCGTTACGTAAGGTGACAGTACGGTTTCCCACTGTTACAGCGGTTTTTTGCATATGTATGGGAAGTGCACATTCCGGAATACAGACAGCCATATGATTAAACCCCACGATGCCATCGGGCATCCACAATGAATCACGTATTTTTTCTGCGGTGATTCCTATACCTGCTTTGTTCATTCCAGCTTTGACTCCTCCCATGCGACAAAACAAGGTGTCTGTCTCCATAACAAGTCCTATTTGGGGCTTGCTTGGATTATGTTCCCCCGGCTGTACTTTCAATGTAGCAGAGGATTTTCCGCAAAACAAACCAAGAGAATCCCCTAAAGCAACTTTTAGCTTGTGCATTTCCATTTTACATTCTACCTGAGCCATTCGGGTTGTGTCTTTGGAAGGAATGGTCCTGACGGTAGCCACAAGACTTTTCATATCAGAGTCTAATTGAGGAGAACGGAGAATCATATCCTTGATTTGGGCATGCCCCCCTAACCATTCATTGCCGGCAAAGGCCAAAGATGCGTTACTTATGAACTCAAAATTCCTCTGAGTATCACGTAGCATGAATTTATCAGTCTTGAGTTTTCCTTCAGCCGTGATACGTCCCCAATCCCGCTTCTTTATAGAGGACATACGGCAGCGTACTCCCAAATCGGTTTCCATTTCCCCTTCCATACTGATGCTTTCTTGTAATGGAAAAGCATGCTTCAGCGCATTCAGGTCTATGGTTGATTCAGCATGGAAAGTGATATCGGGATCAGCCAACAGATTCTCTACTTTCATATCAGCCTGTATGCTGGTATTTGCCCCTTTAAAATGGAATGCCTTCAGATTCAGATAGGAGGGGCTATCGTGCATCAGATCTATTTGAGCAAAAAAATCGGCTTCTAATTTGTCTATGCCATAAGGCAATCCGGCATACCGGGCAGAGGCATCCTTAATTTTGATGTCCAATGTGGCCAATGGTAATTTTTGTTTTCCATAGGTTCCTTTCAGCTCTCCTTTGAAAGCAACCTCTCCTTTGACAGATACCTCTTTCTTTTGCAGAATACTTTCTGGAATCATGTGCAATACGGTTTCCAACGAAGGAGCGTGCAACCCATATTGCAGGTCTAAATCAAGGGTTTGGGCTATTGCATCATGACGCAATGTTCCCTTTACCCCTAATTTAGTACCGTTTATATTGATTAGAGCGTCACGCAGAAGGAGAGTGCGATGAACGGCATCCAGTTCAATGTCAGTCCTCAGATGAATGCCGACACGATTAGTTATCAGTTGCCCATTTTGCCAGAAAAGGACATTCTTGTTCTTGAAATCCAAAGCCAATACAGAATGTTCCTTTTTCATGTTTGCTTTCAAGTCCAGATTCATGTCCCATAGATTGGCAAAGATATGTGTGTCTCGGTCATCCATAGTTACCGTAGCATGTTTTATGGCAACCTGTTCGACATTAAGTTCATTCACATGCCTGGCCGTATCTGTTGATGATGAAGCTATATTTGTCGTGTCGGGGAACAAAATGTCCCAATTTGCAGCTCCAGTCCCGTCCTTGTATGCATAGATATTGGCACTATCTAAGGCAAGCTGATGGATATTTACCTTTTGCTGTTGCAAATAATCCATTACATCAATTACCAATACGGCTTTCTTGAAAGACAATAATGTGTCAGTCCTTTGCCACATGGTGTCACGAATAACCTTTGAAACCAATGTTCCGTCTTTCAGTTTCAATCCGAGCCGTGGAAAGGTGGAAAAGAAAGTAAGTTCTACATCTTTTATATCCAATTTTGCATTCAAATTCTGATTGGCAGTTTTCAATACCACCGGAGTTAACTTTTCAGAAGTAAACACAAAATTCAGAGCAATTGCAATTACTATAAAGGCGGCTATAATCAGCCCTTCTGATATAATGCCGGATATTTTTAAAATTTTTCTAGTTTGTTTTTCCATATCTTGATAAAAAGACACTTGCAAATCTACATATAAAGCATCGATAAATCAGCAGCCGACAATGTCTAAAAGCAAATAAAAAGAGTTTATGATTTTTTTTTCGGAATTAATGAACAGTACTGTATACTTCTCAGAGTAGATAAACACAGATTGATTTTTTATATCTTGCCTCATTAGAAATATAAAGCCTTTAAATAAAGTGTATCCAATCCTCATAGACTAAGCCTGCTTTCATTATTCCCCCAAAGAATAATGAAAGCAGTATTGACTAACTATACAAGATTGCAGCATTCAGTCGAAAACTGTAATCCTCCAAAATGAAAAACATCCCGATGCTTCACAGACCAGGATGCAATACTAACCTGAATAATTCATAGTCTCCACAAAAAAGAGAACGCCCTTCTTGTATATTTGCAAGAAAAGCATTAACTTTAAGGTGTTAAAAATAAACTTAATACCGGCGTTCTCATGTGCAAAGATACAACAAATAACGGAGTCAGTCAAGAGAAAAATCTTTTTTCTTTTCAAGACGTGCTTCCTGACAGGAAAATTCAGGTCGATTTCAATGCCCCGGACATCTCGTCCAATGGAGGACTGGTGCTTGTCGGTCTAATGAAAGACAGCATAGCGCGAAAGATAGCGCGCCTAATTCCGGATTATCGAAATCAACTTTTCGTACAGCATTCCTACGAAGAGATGGTCTGCCAGCGTGTCGGACAGATAATGTGCGGCTACGAGGATGCCAACGACTGCGACCGCCTGCGCCACGACAGTGCCCTTAAGATGAGCGTGGGCCGCAAGGCATCGGATCCCGGCCTGTGCTCACAACCGACGATGACACGGCTTGAGAATCATATTGACAAAAGGACCTTATGGAAAATAGCAGAACTGTTTGTCAAGGACTACATCTCATCCTTCGACAAAGCTCCGCGTAAGATTATTCTTGACGTTGACGATACAAATGCCAACACATACGGGGCGCAGCAGCTGTCGCTGTTCAATGATTACTATGACGAATACTGCTACATGCCGATGGTTATTTTCGACGGTATGAACGGCAAGCTGATACTTCCTCTACTGAGACCGGGACGACGCAACAAGTCGCTGAACATCTTCGGTATACTGCGCAGAGTCATTGAATACATCCATAAGGAATGGCCTCACACAATAATAGAACTCCGCGGGGACAGTCATTTCTGCAGCCATGAGTTTATGGACTGGGTCAAGACACATCTTTATGTGAGATTTATCACAGGGCTGTCGGGCAATCCTGCGCTTATGAAGAAAATCGACAAGCAATTGCGCCGTGCCAAGGGGGATTTCGAACTTCACCATGAGGATGTACGCCGTTACTACAGCTTTGAGTACAAAGCCAAATCATGGAAATACAGACAGAGGGTGATTGCAAAAATCGAAGTCTCCGACAAGGGTGTAAACGTCCGCTTCATAGTCACAAGCAACCGTAACAACAAGCCCGAGACAGTATATCGACGTTACTGTAAGCGCGGCACAATGGAGCTATGGATAAAAGACCTGAAGTATTTTCGAGCCGACAGGATGTCGTGCAGTTCTTTCAGAGCCAATATGTTCCGGCTGTTTCTATATGGCGCGGCATATGTGACCGCATACCGTCTCAGGTCGAAGGCTTTCTCCAATACAGAGGTCGGCGCCTTCACGATGGACAGCTTCATGAAGCGGATTATGCTGAGTGCCGTCTTCATAGTCGAAAAAAAGACTTTTATAAGGTTCAGCTTTTCCCCACACCATCGACACCTTGAAGCTTTGTCGCAAGCCTTGACGAGACTCTCTGCCTGACAAGTGGAATAATCTGAAATCAACCTGAGTCCGATTCTGTAATCGGACTTATAAGTCATATCCGCTCCATAAAAATGGACGTGATAATCAGACCTGAGCATGCCGAAATCAAGGCTTCGGACAGGATTATAACTCTACATCAAGCGGTCATTCGATGATAGACATTAGTTGGAGGCTTCAGATTGTCCCCATATCTGTTTTGATAACCTGAAATGAATCCACTATGAATAATGTAGGTTAGGAGACACAATCC